AATCTAAAACTTCTTTTATAATTAGTTGTAGTCCACTCATTATTATTATTTAAATAATAACCATCACTTGTAGAAATTTGAAAGAAAAAAGTTTGTTCAACATTTTTACTTGATAATTTAAGCCTAAAACTTAAAATTTCATCTTGTGTAAATGGAACAGGTGTTGAAGTTAAAACTTCATAAATTCCATCGTACGGAAGTGCGCCAAGTTTTAATCCTGAAGTTGAACCATCGTTAATAATAGCCAAAACTGTATTTCCATCTTCTATTATTGGCAAGTCTGGATTTGTTGTCCAATCCTCAAAAACCATATCTTCATCATGATTTAAATTTGGATTTAAAACTAATCCTTCTAAAAAGCCATATTGATAATTTAATCGATAGGCCGATATTGCGCCTTTAACTTCTATTTGTTGATTGCCATCACAATGGTGAGGATAAAAGTTGTTTATTTGACTTCCTAAAACAGCATTTAAATTCTTTGTAAAAGTTGTGTTAGTATCTTGATTTATAAAAGTAGTATAACCATTTAATTGCAAATCGTTAGGTCTATAAATCCACCAATTAGCATCTTGTTGCGTTATAACTGCCGAAAACAAATTTAACATTGATGTTAAGACTTCGTTGCAATCCATTATAACAATATCGTTTTGGTCTTTTATAAAACGATCTGCATTTACATAAATATCTTTTAAAATATTTGTTCCGGCATAATCTACATAAGCAACCTCCGTACTGGTGTTAATAGTCAATGATAATCTTGTTCTGTCTAAACAACCTTTTATAACATCATATACCGACATTTTACCGGTAAACCTTAAACCATTAGTTTGAACAAAAGATAAGTCTTTTAAAGCACCTAAAATGTCGTTACTTTCTATATTAACATACCAAGCATCATTAACGTAACTTTGTTGACATCCATCGGGTTTAATATATCCTTCAAATATTATTTGACCTGCTTTTAATAATTCAGTCTTATAGGTAAATTCATCCTCAAGTAAAAACTCATCAAAGGTTAATGTTTGATTTGCCTCTAAAGATAATTCTAAAGCTGTTCCTCTAATAGGACTTAATATAGTGTCAACACTTGATTTTTTAAGTGTAAATGTTCCAAAGATTTCAGATGCAGTACCTTGAAAATTGTTTTTATAAATATTTAGTATATAATCATCAAAATATAAATAATACTTTAAATTACTTCCTGAAGGCTCTACATCTTGTGTAGTTATTGTTATGTTTTCGTTTAAATCTTCACCAATGGTAACAACAGCATCCGCTTGGATTAATACTTCAATAGTGTTATTAACTAAACTATAACTTATTAATTCGTTTATATAGTTTTCACGTAAATAACTTAATAATATTTGTAATGTTTCATCAAGCGATGTTCCTATTGCTAATTGATAATCTTCATCAGGTGTAGTTCCGTTTGCAATAAAATCAACTCTAACTCCATTTAGTCCATTGGTATAATAAAGTACTAAATCATTTACTGTAATATCATAACTAAAGCCAACTACATCAATAATTGGCTGTGCGCTAAAATCTATTATTATTTTCTTTGCCATTATCCTAAACCTAAAGTTCCCCCTAAACGTCTATTAGCATTAATTGTATTGCTTAACACTCCGATAAGTTTTTGTCCGGATATTTCAAATACTACCGTTCCACCGCCACCGCCACCACTAAATCCACTTGATGAAAATGATTGATTGTTTGCTCCTGCACCGCCACCGCCACCACCTGATCTACTCAAACCACCACCACCAAATGAAGATACTGCTGCACCCGCAGCTTTAGCTGCAACACCTAAAGCAACCATAGCTAAACCAGCTCCAATTTTTGTAACTGGATCTCCTACTTTAAATGCTAATTCGGCTTTACCAAATCCTGCTAATAATAGTCCATAAGTTATTAATTTATCTCCTAATGCAGATAAAAAGCTACCTAAAGACTGTATCAAACCTGTTCCTATTGCCGAAAGCACATCGCCACCTGTTGCCAAAGCATTACCTATAACATTTCCTAAATCAGCAAAAGTTGTAGCGATACTATTTTGTATTAGTTCATTGACAGCATCATTAAATTCTGTCAATATTATTTTCATTTTATCAGTATTTTCTTTTACAAAGATATTTGCATTTTCAAAAGCAGCTTTTGCTCTATCTTCAAAACCTGCCATTGTATCACCTAAACCACTTATAGTACTTACAAATGGAGCAATAAAAGTAGTATCAAATTCAAACTTTTTAGGCTTTACTTTTTTATCTTTTGCTGGCTCTACTGTTAAAGGCGCTGAAGTTTCATTTAATTGATCTATTACATTAGTATACTTTTCGTATGCTTTTGTTAAACTTATAATGTTATTTCTTTCATCGTTTATGTTTTGTACAATAGAAGCTCTACCTGCTTCTTGTTTACGAATAATATCCTCTGTCAATCCGAAAAGACCTTCTTGTTTTTTTGCTACTCTTTCTCTTTTTTTAGCTATATCATCATCAAACTTTTGTAATTCTTTTACCGATTCTAAATATCTTCCATTTGCTTTTAATCTTTCAGCAAAAACATCAGCTGCCTTTTCACTTAATTTTTCAGCGACTGCTCTTGCAATTAATGCTTTTGTAGCCTCTTTAGTTTCTTTGGTTAAATCACCATACATTATTTTTTCAGCAGTCAAATTACCATAATAAGCTGGAAACTGCTTTTGTAATTTTTCAACTGCAATAAGTCTTTGCTGTTTTGAGATATTATCATTTTGAGCAACTGCAACTAATCCACGTAAGCTTTCAATTTCTTTACTTGCCATGGCCGCACCTTCTTCACGTGCTTTTTTAAGAGATGCGCCAAACTCGTCAAAGTTTCCTGTAATCTTATCAATAACATCGCCAATGCTTAAGCCACTTTGAGAAAGTAAAGTCAATCCAGTAGTAAGTAAAGAAACACCTAATAATATACCGCCAGGCCCAGCAATAGAAGCACCTAAAGCCTTTAACGCTCCTCCTGTGCTTCCTGTTTGCGCTTTTAAGTATGAGAAACTTTCAGCAGTAGCAGTAATGTTGTTTCCAATACCAATAATGCCAAATGGGGCATCTTGTGCTATTCTACTAAATTGCGTTAGTGTATTACCCGCATTGGCAACCTTTGGAGCTGCGGATGCAAAAGTTTGTCCTGTATCTTTTACAGCAGTTTTAAGACTGTTTAGACTTGCCTTTGCATCTTTAATCTGTGCATTGATTTCAGTTGTATCTAAACCAACTTTTAACCTATCAAGTTTTACCTTTGACAGTTCTTTTATATCAAACTCAACTTCTTTGATTTTCTTTTCAAAGTCGGTAATGTCTGCTCCAATCTCAACTGTTAATTTACCTCCTGCCATTATGCTTTTATTTTTTCTTGATATTTTCTAAATTCATTCATAAACCTTTCTTTCATCTCATCCGTTACACCTGACCTAACTTGCTTTTCATTATTCAATGGTAAAAAGGCTTCTTTGCGTTTAACCATCTTTTTTGGATCTTGATGCGGTGCAATGTAACTGGTCCACATTAACTCCCTTAACTTTTGCCAATCATATAAATCAATCCTTTTATATGCAAAAAGTCGAATTTGAAACTCCGCCCACGTCATATCGTAAACCGCTTCCAAACTCGACATTCTTAATTCACCAATGGCAAAAGAAATTACATCCTCGCTCCAGTTTATTTTTTCGTTACTATTTTTTTTTTGCTTTTATCTTCCGGAACATCCTTTGTTAAAGATTGAGTAAACGCTTGAAAAAACGATGTAACTATTTCGCTATCCATTCCAACTTCATCAATCCACTCTGCTACATCAAAAGCATCAAAGTCAGGAAATTCATTTCTACGTTTAAAACCAAAAGCACAACTATAATACATAATTAATGGAATCCATTTAAAAGGATTCTCTGCTAATTTAGCATCAATTTCATTCATTGCTATGTTTTCGCTTTCGAGTAAGTTTCCTAAAAAACCTAATCCGAAATGAAATACACGCTCTTTTTCTCCAATAGTTAAGGTTATTTGTTTCATTAATCGTTAGGATCTGTTAATACTATTGCACCATCACCATCTAAAGTAAGTGAGAAAGTCGTAACCTCGTCACCACTTCCGAAAGTAGCACTTAAATCAGTAATGTAAGCATCACCATAGTATTTAACAGAAGCAACATCATCAACGTTTGTATCAAGTTTCCATGTTACTAACGTTTTGTTTTGTTGCAATAAAAACAAAGCATCATGTGAAGCTTTTGCATCATCACCACCTACAGTAGTTGTATCGATATATTCACCCTCTGCATCGATTGAATAACTAAAAGTTCCTGGCGTTTTCTTAACTACACCTGGAAAGCATTTAGTTGTGCTTTCAATCATTGCTAATGTTGTGTTTAATCCATTTGAAGTAAGACACGCAACTGGTTTGTAAGCTGGTGAATCCCAAATGTAAAGTATTCCTTTTTCGCCTCTTATTGACATATTTTCTATTTTTTATAAATTAATGATTTCAAATTCAAAGATAATAATTTTATTTATATTTATTCTAAATAATTATAAAATTTATTCTAATGTTAAAATAACTCGAATAAAGTTACGATAAACTGTTTGTGTTGCTGTGCTACTGTCTAAATTACTTGGGAACTCATATCTACGATTAACAACTGTAAACCCATCAATAGTAACGTTTTCGATTAATGATAAAATATTGTTTTCCATGTCATCATTAACCAATCTACTACCTACATTTCCCGCACCATTATAAATACAAACAATATCTAAAAGTGTATAAGAAATCCATTGATAATTGCATTTAGTAGCTTTGTCAATCTCTTTGTCTTGTGTTGAAATAATAACGTATTGAGTCGGATTATCATTGCCGGTTACTTGCATATCATAACAATCATAATCGCCTATTATGGCATCGTATAAAGCTTTCCTAACGTATTTATTTGGATTTACCATATTTCTCTAATACTTTCTTTAATTTCTCTAAATATTCTGTTCTGCCTTGCAATAATGCCGGATATAAATAAGGTCTTGCTCTTAAATTAACTTGCTTTATTCCTTTGCCTTTAAACTTAATGGCCTGATCCTTTAGTTCGTTTGGAACTTGCACTAAACCACCTGTTCCAAATTCAACGAATGGAGCATAAGGAGCAATAACTCCTCCAGCTTCAACCTTCCAATTTAATGGAGTATCTTTTATGGCTTGTATAGATTGTCCTAATTTACCAAAGTTAGCCGGAGCATAATTTTTAGCGTTCTTTTCAATATTACGAGCCACCAATTCAGTAACTCCTTCAATATCCTTTTCAGCTTCTTTGCCGTACTTTCTTATATTAGCTAAAACACTATTTAAGCCTTTTATTTCCATTAGGTTCTTTGAGTGGCTTGTATTTCAATATCAATATTCTCCAGGTCTATATTTAAGACACTATCAATATTATAAGTAACACTATTATAAACAATGAAATTGTCTTTTATAGAAATACTAATATTTGGATTGTTACGAACTGTAAAAACTGCCTGAACAAAATTATCGTTCTGTCCGTTTTCGTTTGTTCTGCTGGATTGCTTTGTACTTACATTTGACCATAAAGAATAATCCAATTCAGTAGTTACGGTATTACCACCATATCCATCAGCAACAGTTACTGTTTTCCACATTTCAATTAAATTTGTGTATTTTCTACTTTGCATTATAAAAATCTTCTATTAAGATCAATATTAGATAAGACAAAATCAGGAATAGTATTCATAGCGTTTTTAGTTTCGGAATTGTAAAACCAAAAATTGATTAGTTGCAAAGCACTATCAATTAACTCCGAAGGAATATCCTCAACACTTGTATAACCAGTTGTTAAAGTAACCGTATTATTAACCGTTGGAACAATAGCATATAAAGGCCTGTAAATTATATCTAATTCGGTTTCGGTATTGTCAATAGGATAATCGTAAACTTTAACTTGTTGCACTAAAGCACAATCTTTAAAATATACTTTATCACGTGTTTTAAATATGTGATTTGTACGTTTCTCAATATATGAAAGTGCAGAGTTTATCATTCCGGTTATTTCATCATCGGTAACGGTTTGACCTTCATCGATTTTTAAATATAACTTCGCTTGTTCTAAAGAAATAACATCGGTATAATTAGTCATTATTTTTTGCTTTTAGTTTCTTTTACTTCTTTTACTTCTTCTATATAACCATCGGTAAGCATTCCTAAAGCTTGTTCTTTAGTCAACTCAATAGTTTGATCTACTTTATAGTTTTGTTTATTAGAATGAGTGTAAAATGGTTTTAATACTTTAAATGTCATATGGAGTTTATTAATGTATTTATTTAAAATAAAAAAAGCCACCACAATCAAGTAGTGGCTTTAGTTTAAAAAATCTTAATGATTATGAAGTAGCAGTGAAATCACCGTAAACAATCGCTAATGGTTGCTCAACAGCCAAAGCAACTTGAGCCTCAATACGAGCAGTGATGTTGTTGTTCACAAAGTTTGTTCCTTCTGTTTCAGAAAACTCTAAAGACAATCCTTCAGTAGTTACTTTGTTTACTCTTGTCCAATCACCAACATAGTATTTGTTAGCAGCTAACCAAGTAGCTTTAAATACTTGAACTCCTGCAACTCTTAAAACTCCAGCTTCGTAAGTAACAGCAGAAGCTAAATCCATTTGAGCAGTTTTTAATATAGAAAGGTAGTCAGTTGGTCTGATAACGATACCATTTACAGTATAGTTTGCATCTTCTAATTTACCAATCTCATTGATAAGCATTCCTGCTTTAGTATTCCCTGTTATGATTTCAGTTGATTCAGTAGCAGCAGCAGCTAATATTGTGTTAAACGCAGTATTTTCAGCTTTCAAGTAATCTCTTCTCAATAAATCAGGAATAGCTGAAGTAATGTAAGATAAGTTATTACGCATTTTTTTAGAGTAACGAGCAAAACCAGCAATGAAGTTTGTAGAAACATCAACAGCAGTAAAATCGTAATCTCTTTGGTTTTTAGCACTTCCTTCTGTTTGCGCTCCGATTGATCCTTCTCCAGCACCTTCTACTGTATAAGTATAAGTACCACCGTTAATGTTGATGTTACCTGTTAAGTCAGCAACGTTTAACGTTTGAGATGGGAATCTAACAATGTCGAAGTTATAATCTCTTGGCTCTTCTCCAGTAAAGTTAGCAGTAGTCATGTTTCCTACAGCTTTCAATCTGATTTTGTTGTTTTCTCCAACAGTTGCAATTCTTTCAGCATTATCTTTAATTAAAGATTTGATGTTGTCAACATTTGCGTTAGCTTCAGCTTTAGCTTTCTCTTGAAGTTTTACATCTAATTTGTCAGCGTGATCTTGTACAACTTTCAAGTCAGCAGTAAAT